TTCTTTTTCTCGAGTTGTAGTACCTGGAACAGTTGCAGCTACATCTCCAATAACATATCTTGGTAACAATACTGTTGCTGGAGCTGTAGTTTCAACTAATTACTATTTGCAACCTAATCTGGGTGCTGTTTGTTCTGCGACTTATGGAACTAATTTAACTTTCGTTCCTCCAATTGGTGAATCAATTGTTTCATTTTCTTTCGGAAATGGATCTTTTGCAACACCATTCACATTGACAACAACTTTTCTTGCTGAACAATTCCGATCTAGACAATTTCAAATTAGCTCAAATGAAGCAGTCCTATGCCAATTATTTTCACGTACTACAGGTTTACCTGTTGCGTACATCAAAATTTACTATTCTGGTATCATTACTTCTAATGCTCAAGTTACTGCCGTTACTTTCGATTTCTTTGACCTTACTTTACAGTTTGTTTCCTATGTTCAAGGTTCTCAACCGATTCCTCGTTTGACTCAAGCAATGTTGCAATCAATTCAATCTGTGCGTTTGAGCGCTTTGCTCAATCGTACGCGTCAATTACATCTTGGTGATTAGACGTTTTTAATAACTCATTCGTGATGAGTTGACATTCTTCTTTTAATGTCACGATAGCAAAAGCTACTTAAAAGAAAACAAAACGATAAAATAATTATGTTCGATTTCTTCGCCAATTGGTTTGGTTCTAAAACTGTCAATGAAAAGGGAGAGACTCTTAAAGCAAATTCTCATTTCAAAAATGGTCATTTTTCACTAGATTTAACTTTTCTTGTGATCATTGTTTGTATTGCATTACTCATATTCGCTGTTGTTTACATAAAAAGACGAATGGACAAACGCTATAAAAAGCGAATGAACATTTTGATTGATGTGGAAATGCAACGTTTAAAGGGAAACGCACCTGCTTACTCTGAAATTCACACTCAAACAGGTCGAATTTAAATTCTTGGATTTCGACACAGCAAGGTGATGAGCCAGGCTGGACACAAGAATAGCTATATGAAAGCTTATTTCACTATTATTTTAACCCTCTAACATAGTTGTATTAATCTAGAGATTTTCAACTTTAAAAAGGAAAGCAATAAAATCACAAACTTATTTT